AAACGCCGTTTTGCAGATGGTGGGGAAACCCCCGCACTCGACCGCCTTGCCTCTGGCGAAGACACGGGCTCATTTGATACGGATGTGTACGCTCGTGCCAAGCGCTTTCTTGCATCGCAAGGAAAAAGCAAGCCCGCCGCGTCTGCTGCCAAACCTGCTGGTGCGCGTCTGTACTCGCCGGAAGATGTTCTTCAAATGAACTACAAGCCCCGTCGCACGCCGCCGAAGGCTGCAGGTGCTGGTCGCGGGTATGTGAACCGTACGGCTAAAGACACTGCCGAAGAAGCCGGAATGCGGGCGCGCGAAGCAGAAGCGGCAAAAAGTCGCGGTGCGCGGCGCACTACGGATACTGGGGACGAAACGGAGCGCATGCGCAACCGTTATCCTTCGCGCGCAGACGAGATGAAGAACGCGGGTGATGATCTGGACCGTATTCAGCAGGCTGGATACGCCCGCGGAGGCAAGGTGAAAGGCTATGCCAAGGGGGGCATGACCCGCGCAGACGGCTGCATCACCAAAGGCCACACCAAGGGGAAGATGCGGTGAGACTGGACGGCCTAGACTCAAGGATCAAAGCCAGCGTTGACTTGTGGTACACAAAGTTCCCGCCTCTAACGCCGTGGTTTAACCCTATGATTAAGCCGTTTCGCTCAGGCGTTTACATGGTTGATCAAAGTTGGCCGGATCAGGTGGAGCAACCTGTCTTCTCGTTGTGGGACGGCAAGGACTGGTATCCTCAAGGGACTTCGCCAGATGATGCTTTGCGCTGGGTCTGTTACGGTCCAATAGTGCGCGACAAGCATATGAGACCCGCGTTCAGGCAGTGGCGCGGGTTGAGAGGTGCGACATGATGGCATCACGCGGGATGGGGGCCATCCGCAAAGGCGTGGTCAAGAAGCGGCGCGACAACACCGACTTCACCGAGTACGCTGAAGGCGGCACGGCCAAGGCCAACGACTCATCTCTTTGGTCCAAGGTCAAGGCCGAAGCACGCAGCAAGTTTGATGTCTACCCCAGCGCTTACGCGAATGCGTGGGCAGCGAAGGAGTACAAGAAGCGTGGCGGGTCTTGGTCTGGTGCAGATAACCGGGTGAAGAAGCGTGGCTAAGGCAGGACTCGGCAAGTGGTTTGGCGAGAAGTGGGTTGATGTGAAGACCGGAAAAGCCTGCGGGCGATCCGGCTCTGAGAAGACCTCACGCGCTTACCCCGCCTGCCGTCCCGCCAAAGCAGCCAAGAAACTCACCTCTGAGCAGCGCAAGACGATGGCGAACAAGAAGACCGGCCCCGCCCGCGAATCATGGCCCGTGAGTCCTTCTGGAAAGAGTAAGTAAATGGCAACCTCTGGAACCGCAACTTTTGATCTTGATTTGAATGAGATCACGGAAGAAGCGTTTGAACGCTGCGGTTCAGAATTGCGCACGGGCTACGATCTGCGTACTGCGCGGCGTAGCCTAAATTTGCTCTTTGCAGACTGGGCCAATCGTGGCATCAATATGTGGACCATCGAGCAGGGCCAGCATGTCCTGACTCAAGGCACAGCCACTTACACACTGCCTGCCGATACGGTGGACTTGATTGAGCATGTGATTCGTACCGGCGCGGGTAACGCCTCGACGCAAGCCGATCTTCAGATCACGCGCATCTCGGTCTCCACCTACTCCTCGATCCCCAACAAACTCCAGCAGGCTAGGCCGATTCAAGTCTGGATTCAGCGGGGACAAGCGCAACCCTCGTTTACCGTTTGGCCTGTGCCGGATGGCTCGCAAACCTACACCTTCGTGTACTGGCGCTTGCGCAGGATTCAGGATGCGGGTGAAGGCGGGGTTTACACGCAGGATATTCCGTTCCGGTTCCTGAACTGCCTTGTCGCAGGGCTGGCTTACTACCTGTCGATGAAGCTTCCCGGCGCGACAGAGCGTATGCCGGTGTTGAAGGCTCAATATGACGAAGCTTGGGAATTAGCTTCTACGGAAGACCGTGAGAAAGCCGCTGTTCGTTTTGTTCCAAGGCAGCAGTTTATCGGGGGCTAAATGTCTAACCGTTTTGCCAACGGCGCAAAAGCATTCGGATTCTGCGATTTCTGCGGATTTCGTTTTGACCTGAAGAAACTGAAGAATCTGGTTGTTAAGACCAAGCAGGTTCAATACAAGGTTTGCCCCCAGTGCTGGACCCCGGATCACCCGCAATTACAACTGGGCATGTATCCTGTGGAAGACCCACAGGCCCTGCGCGATCCACGACCTGATACGAACACATGGTACGCATCCGGCACAAACGGCTACCAAACAAGCCCGACGACCGGCACGGCGCAGGATCAGGAAGGTTTCCCCGATGAGGGCAGCAGGACGATTCAGTGGGGCTGGGGTCCAATAGGAGGCCCTCGTGCTTTTGATGACCCGCTAACGCCAAACTGGTTGGCTTCTCGGGGACAAGTTGGTACAGTAACGGTCACAACCTCGTGAGGTGAATATGGACAAGATGCGCAAGGTCGCCAAGGAAGAAGTGGGCAAGCATGTGAAAACCATGCACAAGGGCTACTACAAGGGTGGCAAGACCGACGCCGATATGCTCAAGATGGGCCGGGGTCTCGCCAAGGTGCGCAACCAGCAGACTGGGATGAAGAAGCCATGAAGTCTGACTCCAAAATCAAGAAGGTGCCGACTCCGAAGATCAATGGCAGTCCCAAGCCACAAAAGGTGGATGTCGGCAACATGAGTTCGTACGACAGCACCCCGCCCAAGACTTCCGGCATTCGCGTGCGCGGGGGTAAGGCCCAGACCAAAGGCTTCATGGCTCGGGGGCCGATGGCATGAACTACACGGAATTGCGTAACGCAATTCAGGACTACGCCGAAAATGATTTCAATTATTCGGCGGACCCGGCCATTCTTGATCGTTTCATCAAGCAGGCGGAAACACGCATCTACAACATGGTGCAGTTTCCGTCTTTGCGGAAAAACATGACCGGGGTTACTACGCCAAGCAACAAGTATTTGGCGTGCCCGAATGATTTTCTGTCGGTCTATTCGATGGCAATCGTTCTGCCTTCCGGTAGTTATGAGTACCTGCTGAACAAGGATGTAAATTTCATCCGGGCATCGTACCCAAATCCTGCCACGACGGGCGCTCCTCGGTATTACGCGCTCTTTGGCCCTGTTTCAACGCTGGAGCGGGAACTGACCTTCATTCTTGGCCCGACACCAAATCTGGTGTACCCGGTTGAGTTGCACTACTTCTACTACCCCGAAAGCATCGTGACGGCGGGGCAGTCTTGGCTTGGGGATAACTTTGACCCTGTGCTTCTCTACGGCGCTTTGATGGAAGCCGCTGTTTACATGAAGCAAGAGCCTGATCTGATCACCATGTACGATGCCAAATTTAAGGAAGCGCTTGGTCTGGCGAAGCGTCTGGGTGACGGGCTTGAAAGGTCGGATGCGTATCGCTCCGGCCAGTATCGAGCGCCGCCGCTGCCTCAGAATAGTGGGGTCGCATGATCATCCAAGGGCTGACCAACTCCTTCCGGTCGGAGATGCTCAAGGGCGTTCACGATCTGGAAACGGATGTGCTGAAGCTGGCGCTTTACACAGGATCGGCCACGCTTACATTCCAGACTACGGTCTATTCGTCGGTAGGTGAGGTTGTTGCCGTGGGCTACACGCCCGGTGGGGTTGTATTGACCGGCGTGACGATCTTGACCCAAGCCAATGTGCCCAATGTGCAGCCGGCTGTTGTGTATGTGAACTTCAACAACGCTGTATTTTCGGGCGCGTTTACGGCGCGTGGCGGGCTGATCTACAACACGAGCAAGTCTGACAAGGCGATTGCCATCATCAACTTCGGGGCAGACAAAACCTCGACCACAACCTTTACAGTCGGTATGCCGCCCAATACGGCATCAGACGCGCTGCTTCGTTTCCCGTGAGGTACACCATGATCGAAAACGCTAAATCTTCGGACAAGACCGTGGCTGCGCTTCTGCGTAGCGCACGACAACAAGACACGGCCCATGCTGGTGGCGTGTTCACGGCTGTGTGCTTGGACTCCGAGGGCCGGGTCAAGTGGAGGGCGCAGGCGCATAACCTTGTGGTCAACCAAGGTCTTCAGGACATGAACACCAAGTATTTCAAGGGCAGTGGGTACACGGCCACTTGGTACATTGGCCTGTACGGCGCGGCGTCCAGCAATAACCCGCTGGCTACGGACACGGCGGCATCGCACCCCGGCTTTACGGAAATCACTCCGTACAGCAATGCCACTCGTCCAGCGGCAACTTTTGGTACGGCCACGACGGCGGACCCTTCGGTAATCGACAACTCTGCTTCGGTCGCTTCGTTCACGATCAATGCTACGGCGACGGTCGGCGGGGCGTTCTTGATCAGCGACAACACCAAGAGCGGCTCCTCGGGGGTTCTTTTCTCGGCGTCGGACTTTGCTTCGCCCGGGGATCGCAGTGTGGCTTCTGGTGACACGCTGCTCGTTACCTACACCTTTAGCTTGGATGCGGCGTAATCATGGCTACCAAATTTGTCAAGGGTCAGGAAGTCAAGCTGAACGCTGTGGTCCCGCAAGGGCCGGTGTTGAAGTTGCGCATGGACGAAGACGGCGTAGTCTGGTATCTGATTGGCTGGACGAACGCGGAAGGCGTGGCTCAAGAACGCTGGTTTCGTGAAGAAGAACTGACTGAGGTCTGAATGTGGCCGAAGGCGGTTGGGGTTCAGGAACATGGGGGCAGGCCGCTTGGGGCGGCTCTGTTTACGCCCGCGCACTTGCTGATACCGCAACTGTTTCTGACGCGGACGCTTCGTCTGGCAACACATTCAAGTCCCAGTTCTCTGACACAGCCACTGCGTCAGACGCAACAGCCGCAAAGTTCAACCCGGGTGCCGCAGTTTCTGAGACAGCATCAGGAGCAGACGCTACCGCTGCCAAGCAGACATTCGTTACTTTGTTTTCTGACGCGGCAGTTGCTTCAGACACAAACGCAGCCAAACAGACATTTGCAACAAGCGTTGCAGAAGCCAGCACAGGTTTGGATGCGGTTGCTGCTGGGCAGGTGTTCACAGTATCTATATCAGATACAGCCACGGGGTCCGATGCGTTGGCTACCAGCTTTGCTTTCTTTGGGGTTATTGCCGAAACCGTTACGGCAGCAGACGCTGTTGCGGCGCGTGTAAGTTTTGCATCACGGGTAAATGAAAGTGCAACCGGATCAGATGCAGTACTTGCAAAACAGACATTCTTTACTCGCGTAAATGAAACAGCAGTTGGTCTGGACGCCACGA